GCGTCGCACCGCCCGAGGTCTTCTCTAGCCCACCCGATGATTGCGGGAGCGACGGCTGCGTACGTCACGGCTCAGCCCTTCCGCCCGACTCAACAACGAGATCGCCTCCGACGGCCGGGAGCCCCGCGCGGTCGAGAGGGAGGATCGCGACAGATGCGCGCCTCATAGCGCCGCGATCGTGAGGCCGAGTCGACCGAACATCCCGTTCCCCGCTGCGTTGTCCGCGCCGACGTAGAGTGTCGACGACCCCCATGCCGCGCCGGACGAGCCGCTCGTGCCGTCGCCCGTGGTCGCGCCGCTCACCGTCAGCACGCCCGTGCTCGGGACGCAGGTGATCGTGAGCACCTGCCCGCGTGCGGCAGTCGTGATCGTCCGCGTACCCGTGACCGCGCCACCACATACGAGATCGACTACGGCCGCTCCGCCGCTGTGGCGGATGCGGAGATAGTCGCTCGCACCGACCTGCACGATCCGCATGTCAAGCGTGCTCGTGACCAGCTCCGCGCTCGTGCAGTCGAGCGCGACGGTGCACCGGAAACCGGTCGTCAGGAACGACGCCGGGTACTGCCCGACCGCGTACGAGAGCACGTCGGCGCCGCGCGTGACCGCGACCGTAGTGGTGCGGATTGCGGAGGTAGGGAAGGCCCCGTCCTCTAGCTGAGCGAGATCGAGCAGAGCGCTGAAGGCGCTCGTGTCGCCGGCGCTCGTGTCGCCTGGGTAGGTCAGGCCGAACGCGTTTGTGGCGACAAACCCCCGCCGCTCCCACGTCGTCGTGGTCGCGCCCGCCATGCGCATTGCGCCGGCGGCGTTGCACTGCCAGCGGCTCGTGCCGCTCGGCGCGCGCACGTACCAGGTGCACGCTCGCAGCGCGCTCGCGAGCGCCAGCGTCTGAGGGAAGCCCCAACTCACCGTGGCCAGCTCGAGCTGGTCGGCGACGGTGGTCCCGTCTGGCCCGGTACCCTGATCCGCTGTGCGCGTCGCGGTGCCAAACGTGCTGGCGCTCCATGCTGCCGCGGTCAGCTCGCGCGATCTCAGGATGTGATTCGTCCGCGACCCCTCAAGCAGGAGCATCGCCCCGAGCCCGTCGCCGCGGTTCTCGACGCGCCTCGTGTCCACGCCAGCCCAGTCGAGGAACGCACTCGCACCGTCGGTGGAGGCCGCGGTGAGGTACGAGCCCTCGGTCGAGCGCGTGTGGGTGCCGCCGCTTAGCAGCGAAAGGCCAGCGCCGCCGCTGGTATCTCGGAGGGTGTAGCGAATTTCGCGGTCGATCGCGCCGCTATCCGTTCCGGGTACGACACCCGCCGAGGGTCCGACCGGAATAAGGATCGCGGCTAGAAGTCCGGTCGGAGCCGGGTTCGGACCCGAGTAGGGAGTTACGTAGCTCGCGGGACCGAGGAGCCCCATAGAACCCGCAGCGCCCCCCGAGGCATAGAGGTAGGGACCGAAGCGACCCGCGCCTCGGTTGAAGTTGGAGACGTACGGGGACGAAGCCGGAGACATGTTCTCCGAGAACATCGCCCCGTCTACGCCAACGTCTCGAAGTCCGGTCCCGTTCCCGGGGCCGTCGCAGAAGGTACTGATCTTCCCGGTCGAGCCTCCGTCCTCGATCGCGAAGAAGTCCATCTGCTCGTAGAGGTAGTCCGGGTCGTCCTCGAACTTCCGTACGAGATACGGATCGCGAAGGAAGTAGTCGGCGTCGGCCGGTACTGCGGGCGGGAAGGCCGGAGTAACGCCGCCGTCGCCGGAGACGGTCGAAGCCGTCGCCTTTCCGACCTGGCTCTTCGGAACCGGAGGCGTACCCTCGTTGAGGATCGTCTGGGACTCGGAGAGCGGCTGAGACTCTAGGTACGTAGTCGTAACCGGCTTCCCGACGACGAAGACGACGGTTACCGGGAACCCGGCGGAAGCGAGCGGAGTTACGAGCGTGATCTCTTGACTATCAACGTTGAAGAGCCAAGCATCGGACGCGAGGGGGACGCCCTCGACGATGACCTGGAAGACTCGATTCGCGAAGATATGGGCGGGTCGAAGGCTAACCCTCGTAGGGCTTAGCGACGCGAGGATGACCTGCTCCGGGGTTACGTCCTTTAGGTAGTCCCCGCTTGTGATGACGTTCCACTGATTTAGGGCCATCCGCTGAGGGGCCCGGTAATCGATAGACGTATGGGTGAAGACTCGGTATCGAACCTCGTTCCAGAACGAGAGCGACGAGGAGGCCGGATTGAGCTTCCCGAACGCGACGGTTCCGAAGCGGGTATATCCGAGGTCGCGAGGGAGCGACGCATATTCGAGTCGAGCCCACGCCGCCGTCGGGTCGAGGGATTGGGTCGCGAAGTTCCCGGTATAGCCGGCGGGGGGCGCGAGGTCCGGACGGAGGAAGACGGCTCCGAAGGTCGGATCTACGAAGATCCGAACCCAGCACTCCGCCGTCCAATCCATCTCGACGACGACCGAGGAGGGATCGGAGTTCGGAACCGAGAGCCCGTCCGTTCGCGGAATTACCCAGTTATCGAAGTCCCCTACGTCCCCGCCCTTCCAGATACCGAAGGTGCGGTGAAGGTCGGCAACTCCCGTAAGGTCCTCGAAGAACGAGAGTCCGAAGAGCGAAGCCGTAAAGGCCGCCCCGTCTTCAATATTTCGGTAGCCGACGTAGACCGTATCTTCCGTAGCGGGGAGGACCGGGAAGCCAGCGAACGCGGTCGTCCCGAGTAGAACGTTGTCTGCGTAGAGGCGAACGACGTTCCCGGAAGGGGCAACCTCTAGGCGGTACGTCCGGGGCTCCGCGTCGCTCCAATCAACCGCGACGACGAGGGACGTCGCGAGGGTTCCCGGGTCTACGAGTCGAACGCTATCCGGACCGGTAAAGGCGATTCCGATCTCTCGGTTATCCACTCCGACGCGGAGCATAAGCCCGATGAAGTCCGTTCCCGTTCCGGAGACGGTATAGGAGTCGATGGCGAGGCGAAATTCGAGCGTTCGATCGGTCGTCGTAAGGGCCGGAAGGCCCGACGTAATTAGCCAATCGTCGTCGCCCGAACCCTCGAACCGCATCTCCGGCCCGTTCGCGAACGTAACGGGGTCCCCGCTCGTACCCCAACCCTGATCGGCGTACGGGGTCGCGCCTACGAGAGAGGTCGTAGCGGAGACGAAGATCGCCTTCCCGTCCGCCCCTAGATCCTGGAAGAGGAGGTTCCCGAGACGGGCCTCGCGCTTCGTATCCCTCATCGAGATCGAAGCGCCGCCGACGCCCGCGGTATCCCGCGAAACGTAGACCTTTGCGTCGAAGGCCGAGACGCGTCGTCCGTTTAGGAACGGATCGATTAACCCGTAGCCGTACGAGGTATCTAGATCGACCTCGGCCGGGGTCCCCGTAATCCGGAGAACCCCTGAGGCGGTCGCGGAGTCGCCGTAGGGCGTCGTCCGAAACCACTCGGCGTCCTCTGGGTCTTCCGTCATCGTCGTATCGACGACCGTCCCGCGCGAGAACCGAGTCCCGCCGTCGGGAGTCGAGAGGTAGCGGACGAAGTCCCAGGTCACGACGCTCGTCGCGAGACGGGAGAACGAGCCCCAAAGGTACCGACCCGCGCCGAGGGGGAGAACGTCCGGCCCGAGGTACGCGGGGGACGCGAGGACCGGCCCGCCGGTTACGGTAACGAGGGACCCTCCGGTCGCGCCTCCGAAGACGAGCTGAACGGCGTCGTTTCGGGTCGCGGCGTAGAGGCGCCAGGTGCAGAGTCCCGCGTCCCACTCAGTCTCGAATACGAGAGTCGCCGACCGGTTCCCGAAGAGCGCGGGGTTCCCGGGGAAGGTAGTCACAATCGTAATCGTTACGAGATCGCGGTCCCGGTCGATGAGTACGGAATCGACCGTATAGACTCCGGTCTGGTTCCCGGAGAGAACCTGGAATCTTTGCCCTGCCGCGAGGAGACGAGGAGCTTCGGCGAGGGGGACGGTTACGACCGTCGAGGAGAGGATCGTCCCGGACGCGGTCGGCCCGACGATCCACGAGCTGACTTGGCTAAGGTCTCCCGGTCGCGCGAGAAGGCCGATATGCTTTAGGCCATTTACGACGAGCGCTCCCGCGAAGTAGAAGCGACGATCGTTATGGATCCCGAAGCCGACGCCGGTAAAGACACCGTCGAGCGAATACTCTTCGATCTGGAAGCGAGCCGCCGTCCCGACCATCGAAGCGACGGGAAGCTCGAAGTCCCGGCTCCAATAGCCGACCTCGGTCGCGCTCGTCTTCGAGAGTGAGTAGAAGTCGCCGTCCGAAGTACCAGTAAGCGTCCCCGTAGAGGCCCAAGGCGAAGGGGGCGTTGTCGTCCCCTCGTATTGAACCGTCGTCGGAACTACGTCGGCCTCCGCGTACGGGACGTTAATCCGACGCGTGGACTGATTTAGAAGGAGAGTCGTAGGACTATTGAGCGCCGCGGTATACCCGCGCTCGAATGCAATATACCGGTGGGCGACGCGAAGAGGGGCTTTCCTCGTCGGGTACCGACCGAGCGCGAGGGAGAGCGGGAATCGCGAAGTCCGGTATCCGCCCCAGAGACCGCCCGAGGTCGGGGACGTCGTATTCCGGCCGCCTCCGAGACTCCAACGATTGAGGGTAAGGCCCTTCGTATTTAGGCCCGCGAAGCCCATAAGCGGGGCGGGGAACCAACGGTAGGTGACCGTAAGGGTATGGGCCCCGGAAGCGAAACGCGCGAGCGGGGCTCCGAGGGTGATCTCTCCGGTATACGGGTTGACGTCCGAGACCGAGAGGGGCGTCCCGTCGTAGAGAACGGTTACGTCCGCGACGGTCGCGGGGGTTGCGTCTCCCCATCGTCGAACGAGCGGACCGCGTTCGGTGAAGATCGACGAGGAGGTTCCGGCCGGCGGGGTAAAGAACTGGTTCGCTACGTCCTCGGCCGTTACCTCGATCGAAGAGCGGATCCCGAGCCGATCGACCTCGACCGTATACGCGACCGCGGTAGCGACGGCCGGGAACCGAGGCCGGACGCGAAGGAAGTTGACCCCGGGTCGAATCGCAGTCGCCGGACCCGGGGCTTCCCCGAGAGGGCCTCCGTTCGGGCCGAGGAGCGTCTCTAGGAGGTAGAGGCCGGCGTTAGGGCCCGCGGTGAACGTTAGGATCTCGCCGGGCGCTGCGAGGGCCCAGTCCTGGAGGGCATCGATGATCGCCCCGTCTACGACGGTCGCCGTACCGCTTAGGCTGGACGGGCTCGTCGTATACGTGCGCGCTACCGGGTCGTCCCCGTACGGGAAGCTCGTGAGTTCCCGAACCTCGTAGCGGCCCGCGTTCGCTCCGCTCGTTACGACGAGGAGCGCTCCGACCGAGACGGACCGGAAACTCAGAACGTCGTTGAGGGTGTATCGGTCGGCGAGAACTACGCCCGTCGAGGACGTAAGTTCCTTGACTCCGGTGCAGTACTTACGGAAGTCGTCGTAGTAGTAGCTATTGAGATCGACCCGAAGGTACTCGTCCGTGAATACGTGTCGGTAGGTCTCGCGGAAGAGATTCCGGTACTCGAAGAGGGTGTGACCCGGGCGAAGGGCCCGCATTACGATCGCGACGTTCCGCGCGAGGATTACCGGGAGATCGGCGAAGTCCGAGAGGAGGTCGTGAGTATGGGCGGCGAGGCCGGTCGCCTCGGCTTCCGCTACGAGGAACTCCTCGATCGTGTGAGTATGGGCGGGGCCTTCGACGTCGTCCCAGACCGTCGTAATCGTCTCGCCGTTCCCCTCGGCGGTAATCGAGACGGTGTGGTAGTGGGGATCGACGAGTCCATCGGACTCTGCCGTCCGACGCGTCCGGGATACATTCACCTCGAACGTAAACCGGTCGGGGATACCCCAGCCGACCCCCGGCTGACCGATGTACGCGACCTTTTCGAGGATCGAAACCTCGGCGTCGGTAAGGGCCTCGACACCCTCTAGTAGCGTAACGGTCTTACTTCCCCGGAGGAGAAGCGAGACCATCTTCTTGAGAAACTCGCGGTACGTGATATCCCCGTCGATCTCGGGGAGACCAGTCTTCGCGCTCGTCGGGAAGATGACGTCGGCGATGAACTGGAAGAGCACCTCAGGCCGCGTGAATGAGAAATCAGAATCCTCGTAGCCGTCTTCGGCTGAGATCTGAATCCGAGCGAGTTCCTCGGCGACGGCCTGGAACTGCTGGACGTAGTACGGGCCCTTCGTCTGCGAGACGTAGTTCGAGGGGAGCGAATTGACAAAAACGCGCGTAATCTGATCGGCGACGGCCCGAACGCGGCTCTCGTCTACCTGACCCTCCTGCCGGAACGGGGCCGGGTTCTGCACTTCCGGACCGGTTACGGACTCAGGGATTACCGTAACCAGTCCGAATTCAGAGCGCGACTTGGGGATCTCGGCCATCTCTCCGCTCTACCGGCGAGAGGGAGAACACCGAGCCGTATTACTCGGCGGCTTCAGGCGGTCCGACGAACGAGCAAGGGCGGAAGACCCATCCGAACCGGGACAGCCGGGAGAAGACCGCCCTGAAGACTCGCGAGATACGCGTCCGCCGCCTCGCGGAAGGGTCCTGCGACGTGCTTACGGTCGAGTTCAACGAGAGCCCTACGCGCGCGGGCGATCTTCCCTCGAACCGCGTCCTGGGCTTCTACGGGTCGGAAGTACGGGACGGAGAGGGTAGCCTGGCTCGTAAGGTGCCAGCCCTTACAGAGCCCGCACTCATACGCCCGCTGGCCCCCGAACTTCCGACCCCTCCGGAGCGCCTTCTCCTCGGAATCGAACCGTGTCTTCTCTCCGCAAGACCTCCAACTCCGCTTGTCCATCGGAACCTCCGAACGGAACCTCCGAAGAGGTAACGGGAGCGGGGAGGTCTTTTACCGGGTCGTCGAGGATCTAGGCGCTTGGGGTCATAGAACCGTGTAGGCGCGCGAAGGGAGGAGGGTCTTCCGGAGGCTCAGGGGCCTCCCCCCTCCCTTGAAAGCGACCACGATCTCAGTCCCGGTTGGATCGGAGAGAAGGGCTTCGACGGTTCGAATCCGTTGGGTTCGTTCGAACCTGATACGCGCTCCCGGTACGATCTTCGTTCGCATCTCTTCCCGCTCCCCGTTGGTCCGACCGGACCTCGGGGTCTTCTGGGTGACCGAGAGCCTCGGAGCCGCCTCGAACATCCCCAGTACCGACTCTTCCGGCTGATCCTTCGAAGGATGCAAAGGGACGCGTACTCCGAGGGCCGTAAGAGCGTCGGTAACGAAGCCTGAAATCTTCGCTTGGGTAAGCACCGAGTCTAGCTCGTTCAAGACGTTATTGTACGTGCTCGGCGCCGGAGGCTTCTTTCGCGCGGGGTCTTGAGCGAACTTCCGCTCCAGTCGGTGGATAGACTCGCGCCGAACTTCGTTGGTAAAATCCCTCAGTTTCATCGTCCTGAGGATCTCGTCCGGAAGGATGTAGAGGCGATGCATGTCGTGGAAATGGGGCCCCTTCTTCCACGGGTACGCCTCGTAGAAATCGTGGTAGGTACAATCGGTAGGGAGCTTCTTTACCCAGTCCATAGTTTCCAGGACGGGCTTTACCGACGGAAAATCTTTCGTACTCGCCCGGCGTTTCCCAGAGACCGTATTAGGTCCTCGGACGAACTTGCCCTGGCCCTTCTTACGGGTCCTCTTGGGGAGCTTTTCGTCTTCAATCATTGGAGCGGCCTTCCAAATCCAGATTCGTCATAGACGACCCTTTACCCTTTGGAGAGTGAGTTGAGACCCTCAGGAGCAGATCAGGGACTCGAAGGCCGCGAGCTTTGCGAGCCTCCACGGAGGGACTGACTTCCGGCCCGGGGATAAGGTCCTCTTTACGACCCTCGACGGATACGGGCGGCTCCGTTCCGCGGACGATACCTCGTACCCGTCGGAGCCCGCGACCGTCCTCGAAGTCGATCCCCTCCGACTTACCCCGGTCCGTATCCGGCTCGACCGGGACCTTTCTCAGGCGCCGAACTTCTGGGTCGCCTCCGGGCAGCTCCGGAAGGTCTAGGAGAAAAGCCCCGCCCTCGCCCGTTACTAGGGCGGAGGGTACGAACCCCTCCAGGAGGCAGTCCAGTGAGCGAATCGAACGAAATCCTCGCCTCGGTCGTCGGTCGCGAAGCTCGCGACGGCGGTACGACGGTCGAGATCGAAGCCTGGGAGCCCTTCGGCCCCGCGATGTGCGACGTTCGCGTTCGAGCGGGCGCCCGCGTCTACTGGACGGCCCTCTACACCCTCCGGCCGACGAGCGGCTCCGAGTTCCCGAGGCGAGCCGAGGTCTGCGAGAAGCGCCGACAGGAGTCCCTGACGCAGCTCCGCGAGATCCGCGCGCAGCACGTCCGCGACTTCTACCAGCCCTGGTCCGGAGCCGAGCACGGCAAGGCCCTCGTCGGTAGCTCAATCGACGGCGCGATCGCAGATCTCGAACGGTCCGAATCGAACGGACCGAGGAACTTCCCAACCCCCTATGCGCGGCAAGCGCGCGAGCCGAAGAGGACCCCATGAGGACAACCGGCCGACGAGCGGCTCCGAGTTCCCGAGGCGGGCCGAGGTCTGCGAGATGCGCCGCCAGGAGTCCCTGACGCAGCTCCGGGAGATCCGCGTACAGCACGTCCGCGACTTCTACCAGCACTACCCGCCTCGTCCTCCGGACGAGACCAACCTGGAGATCGAGACGATCTTGGAGTTCGAGAACTACAAGAACTTCTTGGAGGTCGTCGTCTTCTTCCTGGAGCACAGGGGGCTCGATCCAGAGACCGTCCTCTCTGCCGAGATCATCGCCATCTTCGAGGGCATGCAGATCACGACGAGCGCGGACGCAGACCGCGAGGTTACGGTCTCGATCGACCGGCGCCGGGTGGTTCCGAACCCGCACTACAAGGACGAGAGGGACCTCTACGAGAAGGTGCTCGTCCGACACCACGAAGACCTCGAACGCTACCTCCGCGAAACGACGGCCTACCTTGCCGACCTCGCCGACCTCGCGAGCGCGGACGAAGCCGAGGAACGAGCAGAGTACGAGCGCCTTCGGGCGAAGTTCGGCGGATGATCGGATGATCGAGGGACCAACGTGACGTATCACTCGACCCAACTCGCCGAAAAGCTTCTCAAGGAACATCACGAACGTGTCCAAGGCCCCCTACGTCGTGACGTATCCACCGAAGACCCTAAACGCGGCGGAGTTTTGGATGCACACAGGAGTCTGCCCCGGGTGTTCGACGAGATCGATCTCGTGTGGTCGCTGCGCCGAGTGTGGTTGGAAGAAATCGTGACCGAAGAAGAGAAACGAGAGTTCGCGGAGAAGCTCGTCCGGAGCGTAGACCCCTCGTTCTCGATCGACTGGTCCGGGACTCCAAAGGGGTATACCTGGGACGGGTCGGGTCGCCTGGAAGTAACTACTACGCATTTCCCACAGGCGCTTCACGATGTGGCTCACGTCCTCCTCGCGTCGAAGAGACGGCTTCGAGTTCCGGAGTTTGGCCTCGGAGACGACCCTTCGAACGGAAGCTATATGATCCGAGCGCCGATGACGGTTAGCAACGAGTACGCCCAGCGCGAAGAGGAGGTCGTCTGTCGTCTCCATATCGCCCTCGTCGCCTACCTCGAAGGGGGAGCGAAGGCCCTCGTGATCGCGGACTTCCTTAGCTCTCCGCTTCCCCCGCCTCGCTCGGTCCGGGCCTTCGCTCGGACCCTTCCGGTTCTCCCTTCCGACTTCGTACCCGGAGCCTTCGCCGCTCTTACAGTAAGCCGGGAGATGGATCTGGCTTCTATGCGATTTCGGTTCAGACGCGGCAACCGGCGTAAGACGCCCTACGTCTAAACTGCGGCGTATCCCCCCTATGACGAAAGAGACGATGACGAAAGAGGACGCTGCCTGGCTGGCTCGTATCGCCGAGGGGATGCGGAAACGGGGCTCTGCACCAAACCCGCCGAGCGCTTCCGAGAGGGAGAAGCGAAGGCACGCCTTTGTCCTGAAGAGGACGGCGAAGAAGCTTCTCGAAGCCGCGGAGCTAAACGCGAAGGTACAGGAGATCCTCCGAGAGTTGACTCTCAACTCGGCGGTTTGATCTCGCGAACGACCCAGTAACTCCCTTCGCTACGACTTCGACCGGCCCTCGCTTTAGGTTCGCGAGGCGGATGCGCTCGTGGAGGCAGAGATTACAGAACGGGTTCTCTTCGTGCGCCGCCAGCGAACAAGTTCGAGGCGTGTCACAGAAGCGACACCGGATCTTCGCGTTTGGCGGGCGTTTCTTCATCGTCAGAAGTATCCGCGGCGGATTCCGGCGACCGGGGCGAGGACCCGACGAACCGGATCTGGAACGTTAGGCTTCGTCAGAAGCCAGAACCGGAGGCACTTCCGAGGATGTACGAGAACGGTCAGGACAGCTCGCATGGTGTCGGACATAGGAGGTCTTACGCCCCGGAGGACGCCCCCTTCGAACGCCCTCCCCGGATAGCGCTTGTTCGTGAGATAGACCCCTCTTTCGCCTAGCCCGGTACGTACTGGGGCTGAGGTTAGCGGCTCGACACTGATTCGATAGGGTTGGAGGGGCCTCCGCTCTCTCGCGAACGAGACGAGGAGGGAGTTCCCCCTTTGGGATAGAGCGCGCTTCCTCCCGAGTCCATCCGGCCGCGAGGCGCGAGAAGATCCCTTGTCGGCTAACCCCGGTCGCTTCGAGAGCCTCTCTATCCCCGACTCCGTCTTTCCCTCGGCAGACCCCGCACGACTTCAGAAGACCGTGGCGTTTCCGCGTCGTCCCGCACTTCCGACACGTTGAAACCATCAAGCCGTCTTCGCGTCCGACGAGAATGACGTCTCCACGCGTCGTACCGATCGGAAGGCGACTAGAGACTACAGAGCACGAACGACACGATCCTCCGCGCGCTTTTAAGGTCGCGCGTAACTTCGACGCGATCTTCCCGCACCTGCATCGAACGGTGCAATACCCGGCGCGTTCCGTGTACGCTTTAACGACCGTCCAAGAACCTAACTGTTGTCCGTCGTGGTAGAGGAGGGGGGTCACGAACGTACGTTACGCTTCATGACCGAGCGTTTCCCAGGGTCTTTACAAGGACAACGACACGCCCGAAGACGCTTAGAAGGGAAACGCGGTTATCTAACGAAACACACCGAGGAGACGAAGGAGAGAATCCGGAGGATGAAAACAGGACTTTGTCATTCGGAAGAAACGAAAGCAAAGATGAGTCGCTCGGCGGTAGCCCGTTGGGCGCGCGACGAGCCTCATCCGTTCCGATCCTCGTCAAACGTGAATTCCACGATCCCGACGGTCAAAAACTCGGCGTTGGACGGCTGAATATCGGACTCTCCGTCCATATGCCCGACGATGTAAGTCGCCCAATATTCATGATTGGAAGGCGCGTCTCCGACGACGAGCGAGAGGATTACCCGGTTCTGGGTAATCAGGACTCGACGGGCGACGACTTCGGCCGGGGTCACGTACCCCTGAGAAATCAGAGTCGCGTCGTCGCTATAGCCGGGGATACTGAGTCCGTCGTTCCCGATGATGTAGGAGCGCCCTGCCGCCTGGCCTAGACGTTCC